CAACCAAAAAAAGAAGATCCAGAAAAAATTGCACTAGATCAAGCTATGAAAAAGTATAAAAATAATCCTAAAGGATTAAAAGCGTGGCTTATGAAAAATAGAAATATTGTGCTTTGGTTAAACACTAATGATAGCAAGATGTTGGGTATAGTAAAACAACGTATAGGTGAAACTACTAGTGCAGGTTCGGTAGCAGCAGTAGCAGCACCAATTGGTGGTATGCAATCTCGTCAACCTAAAAACCCAGACGGTACTGCAAAAAATGCTTTAGACAGTGATACATTAATGGCTGGAAAGAAAAAGAAGCCTAAAACTAAAAAGGCATAAATACATTATAATACGTATTGGAGCAACTCAATGAGAGATAAAGAGATTAGAGAAGGTTTAGCCGACTTAGCTGGAAGAGCTGAAGCTGACCACGAAGTACAAATGGCACGTGCCGACTTATATAAAATTGCAAAGTATGCTATCAAATTACACGACATGCTCAAAGGTGTAAGTGAAGCAGAAGGCTTAGAAGGTTGGCAACAAGCTAAGATTACTAAAGCAGCAGATTATGTTAGTTCTGTATACCACAATCTCGATTATGATATGAAATTTGGCGAAGGAATGAACGAAGCCAAGCAAGGGTATTGCTCCGATGACTGTTGTGGCGCTGATGTAAAAGCAGAAGATTGCACATGCGCTCCAACATGTAAGCATTGTGATTGTAATGCTGTTAAAGAAGGCAAGTCACCGCATAAAAAAGGTACTAAAAAGTACAAGAAACATATGGCAGCAATGCATGCCGGTATGGAGTCTATTGAAGAAAAATTACAACGTGCAGTTGCAAAAGAAATAGCAAGAGAATCAAGTGAAGTTTGTTCAGAGTGCGGTAATGCAGCAGCAGCAGACGGCGACAGTTACGTAGCAGAAAAACAACGCTTAGATCCAAAATGTTGGAAGGGTAAGAAGATCGGTAACCCTAAGACAAAGATGAAGGGCGGCGTCAGGGTTAACAATTGTGTACCAGCATAGGGAGTAACTATGGACTTTCATGCACTACAAAATAAACTATTTCAAATAGATCCATCAGATCCGAAAGAAGATCTAGCAAAACTTCAAGCACAAGCAGCTAACCCGCAAGAAAGTGTTGCTCCTGCTAAAGATTATCTACAAGAAAGTGCAAACATAGCAAAGGGTACAATGCCTGTTGAAGGTAATTATAGTTTAAATGACTTTGCTGCCCTTGCTGGGGTAATAGTTAACGAATCACAAAAAACAGGTAGTGCAGGGCAAGCAAAAGGCAAAGACCCAATGCCTAATGCAGAGCCAGGCCGATCTAAACATCCTTTAAAAGATAAGCTAGTTGGCGAAGATGATGGCGGACTTATGCGTGGAATACAACGCACACGTAAAGATGTAGCTGATAAGACCAGTGTACAAATGATACAACTTTCTTTGCAACGAGCAGTTAAAGGACAAGTATTAACTCCACAACAAAGAGAAGCATTAGGTCCATATGTTGATGCACTAATTAAAATTTTATCTGAACCAAGATTTGCATCTATCTTTGATAACATTGTTAAAATGGCTAACAAAAAAGAAGACGAAGAAACAAACGAAAGTGGATTACAATATTACACTGGTGTTAAAAAGCACGGTAAAGAATATATGAAAAAAGCAGCCGCGGCAGGACGAGATGGCGCTAGTCAAGAAGAACTAGGTAGACTAAAAGACAAATACAGCAAGGCTGAAAAGAATAAAAAAACTGAATCTATTTCTGAAAGACTACGAAGAGAGTTAGATGAATTTAGTAAATCTAGAACCTAAGTTTACAAATCATCCATATCTCGAAACTCCGATCGATCGACAGTTAGTTGAAACACTTCCATTCAAAGATTTTGATAAGGACGGATACGAAGTTCCGACACCATTAGAACACCTACACTACGAAGCAAACGGCGTAGAGCTCAATAGAGAAATACAGTTTCATATTGCACCTGTACAAGAATGGTATCACGATATAGAACAAAGCGAACATGGACTTGTGTTAGATCATTGTATGCTGTTAACCCGTTATGCATTTGCCGGCGAAGCAAGAGAACAAATTCAACAAGTATGTGCGAATCGTCCTATACTACAAAAACTACTTAACATTAAACCTAAGTGGGGCATTGACTTTTCATTAGACTATGTAACACGCGATGTTGTTATGGAAGTAATACACATTGAACAAGACTTTGATAGTGTAGAAGAAGCATACGATGCAAAAGAACGTCTCGAACATATCATCAACAACACTGATTGGTATGATGGCGCAATGCTTTTATATCAACGCAAACACGAATGGGAAAATCTAAGCTCCGATGACCATTCAGATTATAAAGCACAATTCTTTGGATGGGAACGTGCTTTTGATAATAAAAAAGTATTTTCTACTTGACTTTAACCTAAATATATTGTATAATTAACTTAACTTAACGGAGGTAATATACATGAGTGACCGTACCTATGGTGCTGAAGAAAAAGCAAAACTAGAACGACTAGTTAAAGAAGGTGTAACAGTGCTACAAGAAGTAGAAGATCTAAATGCAGGTCTTAAAGACACTGTTAAAGCAGTAGCAGAAGAATTAGATATTAAACCAAGTCTTATTAACAAAGCAATTAAAATTGCACAAAAGCGTGATTGGGATTCACATGCTGACGCATATGATGATCTCGAAACACTTATTACTACGCTAGGCTATGATAAGTGAAGGCAGTAATACGGTTTTTTAAAGAAAGTTATCAGCTTTCGCCATTTGCATTCTATTGTGAATTATTAGAAGCAGTTCTTTTAATATCAGCAAGTGCAATTCTAACATATACAGTGTTAGATCCAGCGACAAAACTATTCATTCCACTTTATTTGTTTGGTAGCATATTAGGTGTAATAAGCACAATTATTAGACGAGCTGGATTTGCTATTGTTCTATGTGCATGGTTTGTTGTAATGAATTCAATTGCTATGGTACAATTATTCATATTGTAATATATACTATAGAGTCGCTCACTTACGAGCATGTAGAAGGTTAGTTGGCCAGAAACAACAGGAGAATAAATGAGTTATGTAGACGCACTATTTGACCGCGATCAAGATATGATCCGTGTAGTTGAACGCAAAGACGGTAAAAGAGAATACCGCGAATATCAAGCAAAATATACATTCTATTATAAGGACGAACGAGGCAAATACAAAAGTGTGTATGGCGATCCTCTAAGTCGTATTGTATGTAAGAACACAAAAGACTTTCGAAAAGAAGTTGCTATTAATCGCGACAAAGAATTGTTCGAAAGCGATATTAATCCAATCTTTCAATGTTTAAGTGAAAACTATCTTAACCAAGATGCTCCTAAACTAAACATTGCTTTCTTCGATATTGAGACTGACTTTGATCCAGAACGTGGCTTTGCTGACCCAGCAGATCCGTTTATGCCTATTACTTCTATAAGTATATACTTACAATGGCTAGAAACTATGATTTGTTTAGCTGTTCCTCCCAAGACCCTTACAATGGATCAAGCAAAAGCAGAACTAGAAGGCATTGATAATGTAATGCTATTCGAACGTGAAGGTGATATGATTGACACGTTCTTAACGCTGATTGAAGACGCTGATATTTTATCAGGCTGGAACAGTGAAGGTTATGATATTCCGTATACTGTAAATAGAACTGCTCGTGTATTAAGCAAAGATGACACACGTAGATTCTGCTTATGGGGCCAATTGCCTAAAAAACGTGAATATGAAAAGTATGGTAAATCAGCTGTAACCTTTGACCTAATAGGTAGAGTGCATTTAGATAGTTTGGAATTATATCGTAAATACACATATGAAGAACGACACACATATAGACTTGATGCCATTGGCGAAATCGAAGTTGGTGAAAACAAAGTCCCTTATGAAGGCACTTTGGACCAGTTGTACAACAATGACTTTAGAAAGTTCATCGAATACAACATTCAAGATACCGCACTACTGGACAAGTTGGACAAAAAACTAAGATTTATTGATCTTAGTAATACTGTTGCACACGAGAATACTGTGATGCTACAAACCACTATGGGCGCTGTTGCTGTTACAGAGCAAGGTATTGTTAACGAAGCACACAACAGAGGCTTGCAAGTAAATAACAGGCCTAAGCGTGACGATGAAAACACACAGGCAGCAGGTGCATACGTTGCGTTTCCTAAGAAAGGCTTGCACAAGTGGATTGGTTCAATGGATTTGAATTCACTGTATCCAAGTGTTATTCGTGCGCTAAACATGGCTCCAGAAACTGTTGTAGGACAGATACGTCCTGACATTTCAGACAACCGTGTAACAGAAGACATGGGGTTGAAGAAGAAGAGCTTTGCAGGCAGTTGGGAAGGACGCTTTGCTACAGAAGAATATGAAGCTGTAATGGATCAAAGGCGAGATGTTGCACTTACAATTGATTGGGAAGACGGTAGGTCAGATGTACTATCGGGTGCAGAGATTTATCAATTAGTATTTGATTCGCAAATGCCTTGGATGCTTAGTGCTAACGGCACAATCTTTACACAAGAGTTTGAAGGTGTTATTCCTGGACTACTAAAGCGTTGGTATGCTGAACGTAAAGATATGCAGAAGATGTTGAAGAAGGCAAAAGATGCAGGCAACAAAGCAGAGATTGAGTATTGGGACAAGCGACAGCTAGTTAAGAAGATTAACTTAAACAGTTTGTATGGTGCGATTCTTAATCCTGGTTGTAGATTCTTTGATAAGCGTATCGGTCAATCTACTACGCTAACCGGACGTACTATTGTTAAACATATGTCAGCAGAAGTTAACAAGACTATTACAGGCGAGTATGATCATGTAGGTGAAGCAATGATATACGGTGATACTGACTCTTGTTATTTTAGTGCATACCAGACACTTAAAAAAGATATTAAAGAAGGACATATTCCGTGGGATAAAGATAATGTAATTACTCTTTACGATCAAGTATGCGAAGCGGCAAATACTACGTTTCCAAAGTTTATGTTAGAAGCATTTCATTGTCCAAAAAGTAGATCAGATGTTATTGCGGCGGCTAGAGAAATTGTTGCCGAAAGCGGATTGTTTATTACTAAGAAGCGTTATGCGGCACTAGTATACGACATTGAAGGATTTAGAAGTGATACCGACGGCAAACCAGGCAAAGTAAAAGCAATGGGCCTAGACTTGCGTAGATCAGACACTCCTGTGTTTATGCAAAAGTTTCTAAGTGAGCTATTGCTTATGGTACTTACAGATGTTCCGCAACAAGAAGTGTTAGATCGCATTACAGAATTCCGCAAGGAGTTTAGTGCAAGGCCAGGTTGGGAGAAAGGTAGTCCGAAACGTGCAAACAAAGTTGGACACTATCGTCGACTAGAAGAAAAGCAAGGCAAAGCAAACATGCCCGGACACGTTCGAGCAAGTCTTAACTGGAATACACTAAAACGCATGAACGGTGACAAATACTCACAAGAGATTGTTGATGGTATGAAAGTTATTGTTTGTAAACTAAAACAGAACCCGCTAGGCTATACAAGTGTCGCTTATCCAACAGACGAGCTACGTATTCCTGATTGGTTCAAAGAACTGCCATTTGATGATGCGGCAATGGCAGAAACTATTATTGATAACAAGCTAGACAACTTGATTGGCGTGTTGAACTATCCACTAGAAGATACTAAACAACATACTACATTCCATAGTTTGTTTGATTTTGGAGATTAATAACACTAGGAGTATGTATAGCAATATCTATAAAATCGCTTAGAAAGTCAAAGTGTATTGAAAGATCAGAAAAAAGTTCTCCATCTATTTGACTATAAGATGTTTTGCCAATATTACGAAAGTATGATCTAGACAATCCTTTTTTAGTTCCGAAGGTTGGAAATACTCCGGAAACAAAAAGACAAGTGTCACCTAGTTCTTTTGCATTAGATCTAGTATTCATTTTAAGATATGCTTCTGCAAAAGAGTGTTCAGGACACCAGTTAGGTTTATCGATATGTATCGCAAGTACCATAACGATATAATGCTCAAGATGAACAGGTAATTGATACCCTGATGTTTCTTGAGCATCTCGTACTACGCCAAAGAAGGCATTAGTGAAAGCATCTTCCATATTGTATTTAGTGGTTGACATCTTGATCTAAATATAGTATTATAAGATATTATAGGAGTGTAATATGAAAGTAGGATTTACATGTAGTACATTTGATTTACTTCACGCAGGACATATCGGCATGTTACGTGAAGCTAAAGCAAATTGCGATTATCTTATTGTAGGACTGCAAAGTGATCCTACAATTGATAGACCTGATACAAAAAACAAACCTGTACAAACTATGGTAGAACGCTATGCACAACTTAATGCACTTAAATTTGTAGATGAAATTGTGCCTTATCAAACAGAACAAGACTTGATTGATATACTAGAACTGTTTCAAATAGATGTGCGATTCTTAGGCGAAGAATATAAAGAAGGTGAGTTTACTGGAAAAGATACATGCCGTAAGCGTGGAATAGAATTACATTTCAACAAACGTGATCACAGATTTAGTACAAGTGATCTAAGAAAAAGAGTATGTGAAGTATGATGTGGATATTATTTGTTATTAGTACTAATGTATGTTTAGACGATAATTGCGAACTAAAATATACTCATTATGATACGTTTAACACAGAAAAAGAATGTTTAGTTGCACAAACTGAATTAGATAAACTTGTAATTAATGAACGTACTCTATGCGTTAGTAAGTTAAATTTATGAATAAATTTGTATTTGATGTAGACGGTACACTTACGCCAAGCAGACAATCTATTGATCTAAAGTTTAGTAAATTCTTTCTTGAATTCTGCAATACACATGATGTATACTTAGTTACAGGTTCTGATAAAGATAAAACTGTCGAACAGTTAGGAGAAGAGTTATATAATACAGTAAAGGTTGCGTATAACTGTTCTGGAAATGATGTTTATAGTCGCGGCGTTAACATACGTTCTAACAATTGGACTGCACCAGAAAGTTTAATAACATTTTTGCAAGGCTGGTTACAAACCAGTAGTTTTTCATTAAGGACAGGCAACCATATCGAACAGCGACCCGGATGTTTGAATTTTAGTGTTGTAGGACGTAATTGTACATTAGAACAACGAAAAGATTATATCAAACACGACTTAGAATATAGAGAGCGTGAAAGTATTGCATTTCAAGTTAATCTCGATTACAAAGACTTAACAGCAGCAGTTGGGGGCGAGACTGGTATTGATATCTATCCTACTGGATTTGATAAATCGCAAATTATAAAAGATTTCAGTTCCTTCGATCGAATTATATTCTTTGGTGATAAGACAGAACAAGGTGGTAATGACTATCCGTTGGCTAAAATATTAAAACACCCAAGTAGGTCGCACAATGTAAAAGACTGGCAAGATACATGGAGGATTTTAAATGAAAATTATGTTAACAGGGTATAGAGGATTTATCGGCTCTGCACTATTAGAACGACTTCGCAAAAATAATCAAGTAATCGGGTTTGATCTTGTAGACGGTGATGATTTATTAGACGTAGACTTTAACGAAGAATTTGATTTAATTATACACTTGGCTGGTAAAAGCGGAGTACGTGAGAGCCTTAAAGATCCTGCAAGTTACTGGAACAATAACGTAGAAGTAAGCAGACGCTTATTTGAACGCTATCCCGATACACGTATACTATATGCAAGTAGTTCGAGTGCTTACGAGCCCGATTTGAACCCTTATGCGGCAAGTAAGTATATAATAGAAGAACTTGCTGAACGTTATCCTAACACATTAGGAATGCGTTTCCACACAGTGTACAGCGACAACTGTCCGAGAGATAATATGTTTTTTAATAAATTATTAAACAATGTATTAGAATATACAACAACACACTATAGAGACTTTATTCATTTAGAAGATGTATTAGATGCTATAGAATTACTAATTGATAAAAACTATATTAAAGGTACTATTGATATTGGTACTGGAGTTCCTATTAGGATCCAAGACTTAGCACCGGACTTACCAGTGCGTCTAAATACCCTAGGAGAGCGTAATTTTACTTGCGCTAATACAGAAAAAATGTCATCATTGGGCTTTAAACCTAAATATTCGGTAGAAAAGTTCTTGACAAACAACAACTTAGATAATATAATAAACTTATTCAACGGAGAAACAATATGAAAGATATCTTACAAGACGTAGTTGCACATACACATGCACTAGGTTTTTTGTCATTAGTTAAAGTAACAGCAGACACAAGTACATCAATTGACAGTATGGCAGAAGATCGTTCTGTTATTTTATCAGCAGAAACAACAACTCCAGTAACAGAGTTTACAGGTACATTTGGTATGCCTAACTTAGACAAGTTAGCACTACATTTAAAGAATCCAGAGTATCAGAAAGATGCTAAGATTGATGTAGTACAAGCAGAACGCAACGGCGAAACTATTCCAACTCACATTCACTTTGAAAATGCAGCAGGCGACTTTCAAAATGATTATCGCTTTATGAACAAAGCAATCATTGAAGAGAAACTAAAAACTGTCAAGTTCAAAGGTGCTGCCTGGGCAGTAGAGTTTAGTCCTAGTATTGAAGCAATTACAAGGATGAAACTACAAAGTGCAGCACATTCAGAAGAACCTACATTTAATGTTACAACTAAAAATGGTAACTTGGTATTCAGCTTTGGTGATGCAAGTACACACGCAGGCGAGTTTGACTTTCATAAAGGTGTTGAAGGTACATTAGCACATACATGGAGTTGGCCAGTTGCACAGGTGCAGGCTGTGCTTAATTTAAATGGTGACATTACTATGAGTATTTCAGATCAAGGTGCAATGAAGATTAGTGTAAACTCAGGTATGGCAACATATGACTACATTCTTCCGGCGCAGAGTAAGTAATGAACAAAGACTTAACCGCAACACAACATGATTATGCACGTTTTCTTCCTGCACTAAGCGGCTTTTATGCAACTTATGTAGGCAAGCAACGGTATGACGAATACGTGGATAAGTCCAGAATACCTAGCAACCTCGCACATGGTGTTGAAAGTCTAAACTATCTAAACGCACAAGAAGGCCAGTTTACTTACAAATGGAGTTTGTATAGTGCCGGACATGCTGACTTAGACACAACCAAGCACGTTCCTAAAGAAGACATGGTGCGTAATAGAGATAGAGAAAACACTTGGTTACTAGGTGACTCAGGTGGCTTCCAAATTGGTAAGGGTGTTTGGGAAGGCGATTGGAAAGATCCTAACTGTCCAAAGGCTCAAAAGAAACGTGACGGTGTGTTACGTTGGATGGATGCGTACATGGACTACGGAATGGTACTTGATATTCCAGCCTGGGTAGCACGTTCACCAGAAGGTGCAAAAGCAACAGGTATTAGTACATACGCAGAAGCAGTTGCCGCAACACGTATCAACAATGACTACTGGATGAAACACAGAACTGGTGCTTGTAAATTGTTAAATGTTTTACAAGGCGAGAATCATGCTGATGCCGAAGACTGGTATCAACAGATGAAAGACTATTGCGATCCTAAACAATACCCCGACACACACTTTAATGGGTGGTCAATGGGCGGACAAAACATGTGCGATGTACACTTAGTACTCAAAAGATTAGTAGCACTACGGTTTGACGGATTGCTCGAAAAAGGAGTACATGATGTAATGCACTTCTTAGGTACAAGTAAACTAGAGTGGGCTACATTATTAACTGATATTCAACGAGCTGTTAGGAAACATCACAATGAAAACTTTACTGCCACATTTGATTGTGCTAGTCCTTTCCTTGCAACCGCGAATGGACAAATCTATTGCGAACTTGAAACTCAAGATCGAACTAAATGGGTGTATCGAATGGTGCCGAGTATCGACGATAAAGGACTTTCACAAGATACAACACCATTTAGTCAAGCATTTGTAAGAGAAGGTAAACATCCTAGTTTTAAAGATAGTCCTATAACAACAGGTATGACTGCAAAAGATATTTGTATTTACGGCCCAGGTGACTTAAACAAAATTGGTAAGGAAGGAAAGACATCTTGGGATAGCTTTTCCTATGCACTAATGATGGGTCATAATGTATGGATGCATATTAATGCTGTGCAAGAAGCAAATAGACAATACGATAACGGTATTGTACCTAAGATGCTTGTTGAAGAAAGGTTTGATAGATTATACTTTAAAGATATAGTTAATGAAATTTTTGCTACTGATAGCAGAGATCGTGCTGAAGCACTTATAGAAGATTATTCACGCTTTTGGATGAGTATCATCGGAACTCGTGGTGCTATCGGTAAAAAGACTGTAAATGCACAAACTAAATTTGGAGAATTATTTGAATGAATACTAATGATAAAACTAAATTTTTAGAAGATTCAATTTCTGAATTAGAAATGCTAATAGTTACTATGAAAGATAATAAGTACTCTGAGGATAAAATTAAACAGTTCGAAGGACAAAAATTTATGATGCAAAATGAATTATATAACTTAAAAAGTGGTCGTCGTAATGACTGAATTTACAGATAAGCATAATAAATTAGCATCATACTTACAGGAACTATATCGAAAACATAGAGAGCTTGACAATGAGATAAAAGTATGTTATAGTAAGCGTGATGATGAGTTTGTAATTAATCGGATGAAAACTCAAAAACTTTGGTTTAAAGACGAAATACACAGATTAGAAAATGAATTAAAGGCACTAAAATGAAAAGAGAATACAAAACAGGCGAAATCGATAATGTAAAATTGTTTGTCGGCGTCGAAGTCGAAAAAACACCTGCGTTCGGTAAAAAGACACTGTTCGTAACCGGTATACATGACCATAATCAAATTATAAAGTTTTATAAACAAAACGATTGTGAACATATATTCTTTGGTGCAAATCATAGCTACAACCCTACAAAGGCAGATGACTTTGAAAGATGGGAAAAGTTTATTTCAAAATTCTTAGTTAAAGGATACTTATGTAGTTTAGACATTCCAAGTACTATTAATTTAGAATGGTTCTTAGATGGATCACTAGTAGAGTATGATGATTTTATTCCGCAACTACGTGTTGTAGTACCCTTTATCGAACAATGGGGTTATAATGCTATGTTAAAAATAGATGACAAAGGCTTTAGAAAAAGTAACCCAGGCGTCTGGTGCCATAGCCTGCATGATTTGATGGACCGTAATAAATTTACGGATTGGAGAAAATATAGCCTTGACAAAGTTCTAAAGTGAACATATACTAGTAATATGCAAGAGAGATATCATGATTATATTTTACGCAGAACAAGAGAAGAGAGAACTATGACAGCAGCAAATACTATTCACGTCCCAATGGCAACAGCAGAACGCAGTATTTGGGTTACATTCCGCAAAGAAGGGGTGCATATGTACCCTGGTGCGGACACTGATCCTAAACTAGCAACCGGCGATTGGGATGATGTATCATTCCTAGGTATTCCACATCGTCATATCTTTCACTTTAAAGTACGCATCGAAGTGTTTCACAACGATCGCGATATTGAATTCATTCAGTTTAAACGCTGGATGGAACGGTTGTATGCACAAGATGTTATCCAACTGGATCACAAGAGCTGCGAAATGATTGCAGATGACTTGTACAAAGAAATCACTGCAAAGTACCCTGGCCGCTTTGTAGAAATTGATGTCGCCGAAGATGGCGAAAATGGCTGTTCTATTTATTACCCTAAGTCATAATAAGAGGATTATTTAAAATGACTATTAACTTTAATCGTAATGCATATACAAGAGTATTCAACGATTTAGATTCATTTCGAGATTATTGTCGATTTGAAGGCAAAGTGTTTAATGAAAAAGCACTTTATAATAAAGAAGATCCTAACTGGATTGCGTACCAGAAGTACCAAGGATGGCTTCGTGCTAAGGCTCGCAATGAAGGACGTCAGATCAATAATCGGAGAAACTAATGACCATCTACGTTGTAGACATTGAAGCAGTAGATACACGTTATACTAAGCAATGGAAAGAACATCTTCCAGTGCAACTGCGGAGGTCTACAAATAATAATGTTGTGGTTATTAGTGGCGGAGAAGTACCTCAGGCAACTACGCCTGGGGCATTTCTTAACTTTGCTGGAACTAATAATTATAAGTCTCAACAAATGTTAGAAATTAGCAGACTATTTGCTAATGGTGAAATTAAAAACGGTGACTACTTTTTATATACTGATGCTTGGAACCCTAGTGTCATACAATTAAAGTATATGGCGGAGTTACTAGAAGTTGATATTACTGTTGGTGGATTGTGGCATGCTGGTTCATATGATCCACAAGACTTCTTAGGTAGACTTATAGGTGATAAGCCTTGGGTAAGACATGCTGAGATGTCAATGTTTGAATGTTATGATGATAACTTCTTTGCAAGTGACTTCCACATTGATATGTTTACAGATGTATTTGACGAAGACTATGCAGTTGACTGGAATAGAATACATCGTGTAGGTTGGCCTATGGAGTATCTAAAGAATAGTTTAACACAGTATAAAGGCATGGAAAAACGAGATCTTATTCTCTTTCCACATCGTGTTGCTCCTGAGAAGCAAGTTGATATTTTTAGAGATCTTGCAATGCGTTTACCTCAATACGAGTTTGTAGTGTGTCAAGAACAACAACTTACAAAGAACGAATACCATAACTTATTAGGTGAAGCTAAACTTGTGTTTAGTGCTAACCTACAAGAAACACTTGGTATTAGTTGGTACGAAGGCACATTAGTAGATGCTATTCCTATGGTGCCGGACAGACTCAGCTACAGTGAAATGGCACTACCTGAGTTTAAGTATCCAAGTGCGTGGACTGAAGATTATGATGCATACTTACATCATAAAGACAAAGTTATTGCACAGATTGTAAACTATATGGAAAACTTTGATGACTTACAAATTTCTTTAGAGAAACAACGTACTAAACTAAACAAGAATTTCTTTAGCGGTACAGAACTTTATAAGGTAATTGCAAATGAGTGACAATGAATACACAATTGATTTGTCTAATATGAACGGAACTACGGATACTATTACTGTCACTGGCACAAATGATATGGATAGTAGTTGGGTATCTGTAGGAGATATAACAACATCAACTATTGATATTGATAGTATTATTACATCTACTATAACATTAGATGACACACATTGGGCAGACGGTATTACTTGGGAACAAACTGAGTTTGAAGATAAGATGCCGAGTGTTGCTAAAGTAGAAGATATGTGCAAAGATTATCCAGCATTGGCAAAAGCCTATGAAAACTTTAAAACAATTTATGCTATGGTGCATCAAGATTGGAAGGGAAACCAAGATAACGAGGAGACACCGTTTTAATGTTACATACTATTGAAGACCTTATAAGAAGACTTGAAGTAATGAAAGACAAGGCTATTCTATTACATCGAGTTCGCAACGAGTTTGCTGAAATTAGTTATAAAGAATATGACAAGGCAGCATGTCAAAATCTTATTGATGATATACAAGCAATGGCTTTGTTAATTGCTAATGACACAGAAGGCAATGAAATTAAAACTGAAATGGATGAATGGAAGAAATGAAAAAACATTACTATACATACAACGATTTGCACAATGCCGCAATAGATATTATAATAAAAATGTACAAAGATAATTGGACACCCGATTATGTTGTAGGCATTACAAGAGGAGGATTACCTCTTGCGTTGCGTATTAGTCAGTTGTTAGATTGTCGTATGGAAACACTCAAAGTCAAACTTCGTGATGCCAAAGACGGTGAAGAATGTGAAAGCAACTGTTGGATGGCCGAAGATGCATATGGTTATGAAAAAGAACCAAAGAACATCCTTATTGTAGATGATATCAACGATACTGGTGCTACCTTTAACTGGATTAGAAAAGATTGGCCTGCAGGGTGTTTACCTAATGATCCTAAATGGGATACTGTATGGGGTAAAAATGTTCGATTTGCTGCAATGACAGAAAATCTAAGTAGTGAGTTTGGTGAAGTAGATTATCACTGGCACGAAGTAAACAAAGCCGAAGAAGATGTTTGGCTGGTATATCCGTGGGAGCTTGGCGGATGAGTTGCCCTTGTGGAAGATCACCTACTGGTAGATGTTGTGGATGGCACAGTTTATCTGAGGAGCAGTACCTCGAGAAAAAAGCAGAATATGAAAATAAACAGAAAGCAAAGGAAAGCAAATGAAAGAACAATTAGTAAAAGCGGCACGGATGCATGCCGAAGGTGAGCTTGAAAGAGCAAAAACAAACATTATGGTGTATATGCATCAAAGTGTAGGTATCGGCGAGCACAGTGATATTGTCGAAGCTATTCAAGAAGAGCTTGATAAAATGGCCGCGGCAACAGATCGTATTGAAATGTTAAATCAACATTTTACTTGACAAAAACCTAAATACAATGTATAATATAAGTTATATTGTGCATTGTATTACTACCGGCAATCCACTGCCTAAACATCGGAGAAGTAAATGAGTAAAAGTGAAGAAATTAAGGCACGCCTAGTACAGGCAAAACAACGCTATTGGGCTGGCGATAATATTAGTGCAGTATTGCAAGAAGGTGATAAAGAAGAACTTATCAACGAAGCAACTACAGCATTTGAAAGTGTGCTAGACGCACTTGTAATTGATAGATATCAAGACCCTAACAGCAAAGGTACAGCAAAGCGTTTAGCTAAGATGTACTACAATGAGATCATGGCAGGACGTTATGATCCTGCGCCAACTGCAACAGCATTTCCTAATGATAGCGATGATCGTTATGAAGGTATGTTAGTAGTGCGTTCGGAACTAAAGAGTATGTGTTCGCATCATCACCAGCCAGTAGCTGGTATTGCATA